GATGTCTATCGATTTCGAAAACGACCGGCCTTTCAACGAATTGCAAAATCCATTTGACGATTGTGTGCCCGGGTGGTTTGAACGCCCTGTGACGCTCGATGATATGGATTGGAGTGTAGCTCTTCCAGACGGGAAAGTACAACTTTACCTACGCCGCACTCTTACACTCGGCCTACAAGTGGGCCGCACAGTCGCCACGCAATTCATGATCTATTTGTTGGAGAATTACACGAACAGTTCTGTGCGGTTCGTGGCCGGTTGCTTAGTAGGACACGATGCCAACGTGTCCATGCGCACCCTAAGCAACAGTCTTTGCTACCTTTATTCTGTGGCGTTTGGCAAATTGCCGTGCTCATCAACCTTGGTCGCTTCTGCCGCAGTTAACACCGCAGTGGCAGCTTACACCAGCTACAGAATATTCAAATCCCTCCGAAAGTTGTATGACGCTCGTCCATCGGAACATGAGAAGTTACACCGCGGCCACCCTTTTTGGGCCATCCTCTGGCAGGAGGGATTCTTCCTAGCCCCCACGCTGTGGAACGTATACACCCGTTCGTATGACGTCATTGCCACATTCCCCGTTGTGCCAGTTTGAAGGTGCGGGGCACAACCGTGCGCGGTTGTGTCCAAGCCACATGATCCTGGATGGCAAGATCAAGTTATTGAGAAAATGGACAGTTTGGCAGTATGGTGTCGTGAGGAATGGTTTCGACTGTCTCTCGCATGTGCGGTCCTCCTTATCCCCGATGGGCCTTTGGATATCACTACTGTCGCCTACCGTACTCCAGCTGTTTGCCCCAGGCATTTGCCCTTCACGCATCTTGACCATGAACTGCCTATGGAGACTAAACTACTTCTCGCCCATTGCATCAACCAACCATGGGATAGGTTTGTCGAGCTTGCAGGTGATCTGGACGTGTTGCGTGCGAAAGCATACGACATTAGATTTTCCAAATACAATGTTCCCTGCAAACTAGACGATTTCGTGCTGTACATGGACCAAAATCCGTGCCAGTGCACACCCCATTTCGTTGATAACATGGCTGCACCCCTCGTAGTTGGTGAGGAATTAATCCAACCAGCGTTCACGTACGAACACTGCGACTGTGCACGACTGTCAAGCCTTGGACGGACGACTCAGAATTGGGATGAACATCCCGCAGATTATGAAACTTTAATCGGCATAGCAAAATTGGCATTCATCATGTTCGGGCCCAACGCTACAGGATTTTATATCGAGCGTGGCAAGGACATCCATTTTGTTCCCCCAATTAATGACGTGGCCACTCTGAACATAAATGAACTACAGGACTACATGAGGAACAAAGAAACCTACGGTAGGATGGAAGCAGCATACTATGAATTCGATGATCAATCCAAGATTGGTATAGATGTCGATATTTTCTCAAAGAAGTACGAATTATACAAAGCTTTGAAGAAATACCCACGCGGAATATTCAATGTGTGTGATGCCGCCAAACTTGAATTGGCTCTTTTTTGGTGTGCTTTTGACCTGAAAGTCAGAGCCACTCTAAACTTCCCCATGTGGACAGCAGGATATGCCTACGGGCAGATCAACCACGTTCTGATGGCCTTGTTACTATCTCGACTTTTCCAAACAATCTCATCTGCCGACTCTTCGTCACATGACGGACACTGGTGTATTTTCCTTTTGCGCTTGATGATCGAAATACAGAAAATTATGGATCCACGCAAAATCGATTTCACCCGGCACGTTAATGGCAAGAGCACGCTCAGACTACGGGATGGCTGGAAAGTCAAAATACTAATATTCGGACTGTTCAATAGCGGCCACATCGTCACTTACATCTGGAATTCCATCATCATGATGCTCATTGGTTGGTATAGCAGTTGGCGTCACCACGGGTTTGAATATTATCACGGGCCTCGTGGCTACCTTCCATTGATTCGCAACGATGTACTCGCATCCGGGGACGACACCATTTTCTTGGGCCCTTCATGCGATTGGGTGTACTACTATGCCCAAGCCGGATTCAAGTTGACATTTGGTTTTTCCAATATGTTCACTATGGAATGGTTGTCAAAAATCTTTACAGTCACTTCCGATGGAGTTGCTTCTTTCCGGCTCCTAGGAAAACTCATCAACCGAGTACTGTACCAAGTTAACAACGAGGTGACCACAGTGCATGATTGGGCACGGTTCATGGGAAAACTGGCGTGCTATTTGCACGATGCAGAAGGCGTTCCCATCGCGCAAGCATTTATGCGATGCGTGGCTCAGGCCGTCTTATCCCGTTTGCGCATACACGTCCTTGCTGACGTTTACAAAGCTATGGAAAAACAAGTCAGTAAAGGAACAAAGTATGTGCTAAAAGCAAAGGGATACCAAGACATGAGACAGGTCGAAACCTACTTGACGCAAGTCTTCAATTTTCACACAGCCCACTTCTCGAAGGCAGTCGATCCAGAGCTGCGCATTATCGTCGAACAAGTCTACGGATTTTCTCCCGAAATGCAACTAGGGTTCGAGGAGTCCATTCGCTATATGCAGCCCTCAGCGAATTGGCCGTACGGGGCCATACGCGTTCCTCATTCTTTTGCCTGGATGATGAAACGCATGCAGGAAGACATGTAACAGTTACTCGGTTCAACCATAAACATACCCACAAACACAAACAACTCAAACACAAATCACTCAAACAAATACAACTGACCGATGGGACGCAATGGAGGAAACAAAAACAAACCACCCCGGCAACAAACTCCAAAGTCTGCTCAGCCAAAGAAGCCAGCATCAAACCAGAAACGCAATGCACGCGCCGCCAAACGCAAGGAACTCGTCGCAGAGATATCAAAGCTATCACGTCAGTTCCAGACGAGTGCAATCGTTGGCGCAGGTGCTTACAACTTTCGCAGAGCAGCCACAGGAAAGTACGCTGCACGCAAACGAGGAAACACTGTCAAGAAGATTATGGACATTGGCGGTCGATCTCTTTCAGCTCTGCATCAAGCAAATTCAGGCGATTACCTTGGAGCGATGCAAGCTGGGATGAAGATTCTTGGGCACGGAGATTATCAGCTCTCCCAGAATTCGATCGTCGAGGACATGACAGCAGGTCAGGTTCCCGTCATGCATTCAGCGAAGGAATCCATTCGATTCCGGCATCGCGAGTTTGTCATGGAAGTTTACTCCCCCGCCAACGTCGGCGTATTCACCACCACCACTTTTTCCCTGAATCCAGGCCTATCCACAACATTCCCATATCTTGCAGCATTGGCTCAGCAATTCCAAGAGTACAGCTTCAAAGGTTTGGTCTTCGAGTTCAAGTCCACATCAGCTGTGGCAATGTCGACGTCAAACATCGGCATGGGAACTGTCGCACTTGCGGCACAGTACCGGGCGGACGCACCTGCATTTGTAAACAAAGTTCAGATGATGAACGAAATGTGGGCTGTAGATGGAAAACCATCCGATACCTTCATGCTCCCCATCGAGTGTGCTCCAGAAGAATGTCCTATGAACGTTCTCTATGTTCGTGGC